CTTCTTTTGCGCTTAAATAAGGATCTTTAAAGTTAGTATCTGGACTATGAAATGAAAAAGCATCTTGTCTGTATCCTGTTAAATTTTCATGTTTACATTGTTCAGAAGAACCTACAAGAGGAAAATTAGACTGTAAATAATTATCTGCACCTAAATCATTATATGGATAATTTTGATATAAACCTTGTCTATCTGTAGTGCCTTCAGGTACATCGTATTCTCTTAAGTTGCATAACATACCTTTAAAGAAAATACTTTTGTTACCTTCTCTTGAACCTCTTAATATTTCATAACCTACAACATTAGTAATTTCATTACCATAATTATCTAAAGGCTTTTTAATATTAGAAAACTTAACTCCCATAACTCTAATAGCTGAGCCATTATCATTAACATGATGAGTTATAGGATGTCCTTCAGGATCTGAATTATTAGCAGGAAATTTATGATGTCTTATAGGTTTTCCACACAAGTCAAATCTTGTATCAGAAGTACCTCCTATATTAACACCTGTAACAGGATCTGTATATGTAGCATTCCATATTTGTGGTTTATCATCATCATATATTTCAGATGATTCCCAATAAGCCATATCACCTCCGCCTAAAACAACACCACCATCAGGCAATGTATAAGGTGTAATAGTAGGATTTATAATAGCTGTATTATAAACTCTCCATTTGTAAGGTGTAATTCCATCATCTGCATCAACAGCAGCGTCTGGACCACCCATAATAGTTAAATCATCTTGATTAGAAAATCTACCTGGTATATGAAAACTAGGAGATTTATCACCTGTATTATAAACCCATCTTATAAAAAATGAATATACTTCATCTCTCATATATCCTGTATTATTACCACCATTTCCATAATAGTTTTCAGGATATTCAACAGAAACCCATTCTGTTTTAATTTGATTTGCAATAGGTTGATAATTAAAATCAAACTTGCTTGTAGGACCAATTCTTAAAAGGTAATCACCATTACGCCATATTGAATCTGACTTATCTTCAACAGGATTTCTTAAAAGAATATCTCCAGGATTAACATCAGGCCAATTAGATTGAAACTGATCTATTGTAATAAGTTTTTGTCTTGTGCTATATACGCCAGCTCTTTTAGCTACTTGTTGATAATTAACAAAACTTAAAACTATTAATTCAAATTCATCAAATCTTTGATCAGCAAAATCTACAGTAACATCTAAAGAACTTGCTGTGTTAGCATGTGACCATATACCTTGAACTTGAGAAGGCATAGAGTAATCACCAAACCTTTGCCCATTAATTAAATAAGCTCCTACTACAAAATAAGAACCACTTAAAAGTTCACCGCTTGTAGCACCCGGAGCAATAGAAAATTTAAGATTATCAACTAAAGGTTCAAGTCTTAATTTTTCACAATCTAATTCTGCTGTTGGTGTGCAAATATAACAGCTATCTATATATTCACAATTTTCTACCCAAGGAATATCATCTATATTTAATACTCTATCAGGATTAAAACCATCAGACCAATATACTTCAAACTTGCATTCAAAGTTTTCTTTAGCTTGCCCTGTTATAAGATAATCTGTTTTAAAGTTTAAACAAGTAGCATTAACTAATTTAGTGTATGAACATTCTGATTCATCAAACAAACCTATTTCAGAAAATATATTATTTGTTGAAAATACAACAAACTTATCTCCTTCAATATGTATAGTTCCAATTATAGTATAAGGTGCTAAAGTACAAAGTTTATTAGATTTCTCATTGCTTAAAGTACCTAAGTCTCCTATCTCTGTATTGTTCACAGCATTTCTAGCATGGCTCCAGTTTTGTGGACCTTTACCATAACCTGACATATCTTCAATTAGTCCTTTACTAAAACTATTTACGTCAGATGAACTTGTATTTTGTTTTTTAGCCATAAGGTTTTATTCTATAAACTAGCAAACATATCATAGTACTTAGAGTACATAGCTCTTCTATTAGCTCTATATAATCTTCTAAGCTCACTAAAGTTTGGTGTATTTACAATAGAAAGAGCATTATTTCTTGCCATTCTATAACGTTGTTCAATTAGTTGAATCTTATTAGGATTTACTTGTTCATCATCCATTATTAGATTCTCTATTATTCTTTGTTTTAAAGCATATTCATAATACTCATTTATTACATCATGATCAGGTAACAATAGATTACCTTCTTCATCTTCCATAGTTCCTTGATAGTTTATATATAAGTTTCCTGTTTCAAAACTAGTATATATCCAACCGTTTTTAATCCAAGCAGTATCAGGAGCATGCCAATTTAAATTTGGACAATCGCACTGTACATCAACTGCATTTTCTAGTATTCTAATCTTTCTTAAGTTGGTCCACCTTCTTGTTTCATATGTAAGAGCTTGAACAAGCTGTACCACTTCTCCTTTACAATTTATAGTGCAAGAGTTTGGGTTAGCACAACAAGTATTACAAGGTTCACAATTGTTAGTTGTTTGACCACATTGAGCGCATGGATCATTACAAGGATCTACAGGCTCTAAAGGTGTAGGAGGTGTCTCACAAAAGTCTACTGTCTCTGGCGGAGCAGTTTGATATTCCGGAGCAGCTCCAATAATTTTTTCTTCTACTCTTGTTCCTTGTGGTAAATATTGTTTTGTTTCATAACTACTACAAGAAAGAGCAAAATTAAGAACATAGAAATCATTAGGTAATCTAACTCTACCTTTCTCAACTTCTAGTATTATTTCTTTAGTTTTATTTATTCTTAACCCAAGATCATAGTTAACTCTTTTAGTTACCCTAATCATATCTTGAGGATCAATTAAATTTTGTAATTGATACTTTTTAAAATCACTAAGAACATCTGCCATAAGTTGATCAAATGTTCTATATTTTAGAGTATAGTTATAACTCATGATTTACCATTTAACTTTGTGTGACCAATATCTAGCAGATAATTTAGATGGTTTAGCATCTTGAGCATTATGTCTAGCATAATAACTTTTCTTACGTGCTTTATCTTTTTTAGATTTAGGATTTTTTCCAGCTCCTTTTACTCCTTGTTGACCAAACCTAATAGTTTTAATTTTATTTCCTACTTTAGCTACAACTACATGTGACTTAGTTGGATGGTTAGGTGTACGCTTTGGTTTATTATAACCTGATACACCTGCTCTTGCTAACCTAGAATCTTTCTTTTTAGGAGCCATAACTTTAATCTTTTACAAAGTACTTATAATGAAATAATACAGCCCAAGTAAATATAATAGCTAGACCTATATTAAGAATAATCTCTGAAAGAGGAGGATGTGACAATGTAAGAAAGTTAAATAAAGATCCACATGCTGTTGTACATAATCCAACTTTAACTAAGATTGATTGCCACTTTGGTAACTTATCCATCATAGATAGTCTTCCAAAAATAAAAAAAATAAATACACTAACAGATAGTGCAATGATAATGTTACTTATCGCGTTGATTGCTACTAATAGATTCATCTTCTACTTTTTTTAATAATTTGTTACTAATAAGTTCCACACCTTTTAATCCTAGAAAACCTAGAATAAAAGCTACAGACATTTGATATTTTACGTCAAATTGAGCCATATCTAAAATTACTGGTGTGATATAATTTGCAGATGCTACACCAGACAATAAAGAAAAAAACATAGTTCTTAAATCTGTTTTATTTGTTTTACCAACAAGAAGCAAAGCACCAAATAAACCTGCTACAGATATACCAATATTTATTCCTAAACTTTGTAAAAATTCTTTCATTTCTTTTGTTGTTTAGCTTTCATTTGAGCTTTTTTACTAAGCTCTTTCATGTGATATAAATATACACTACTTTTAGTATGTGTCTTGCCACTCATAAGCTTACCGCTTTTATCTTTGTGTGTATGCTTTCCTCTATAAAGTGATCCATCTTTTTTATAATGTGGTACTCCTTTCATTTCTTTTTCTTTTTAGTTCCTGTTCTGTTTTTACCTTTATGTAATCCATGTGAGGCATGTTGTTTACCAGCTTTAGTAGCAGCTCTTTTTTTTCTATTAGCTGCAGCTAATTTTTTTCTGCCTGACGGTGTACTTTTAAGTTTGCTTATTGTAGCAGAAGGAGCGTAAACTTCACCTGTTTCAGAAGATTTTTTTCCTGAAGCTGTTCTCCATTTTTGTTTAGTCCACCTGTCTAGACTTTTCTGTTGTTTTTTCTTCCCCATTATTACATTTATCTTTTAACTTTTTAATTCTTTTTTTGATGTTCTTTAAAAAAGCATCTAAAGTTTCAAAGTGATCTTTTTCTTCATTCTTATCCATACATTAAGATTTAATCTAATAATCGCAGTTTATTATCAAGCATTGTTTTAATACTTTCAACAGCTGCTGTTACTTGCTCTAAAGCTTCAAGGGTTTCTAGATCTCTTTCTCTTATATATGTGTTTAGTTGTTTTACTTCATCTGCATGCTTTAATGTAAGCTCTGCTATTTGCTGCAGAAAGTGTTGTCTTTCTTCCTGCATCTCTTTTTTAGTTTCTATTTTATCTTTCCATAAAGCATAGATGCCAATACCCAAAGCAATAATTACAGGTGTTTGTTCTAATAGCTTTACTAATAACTCGTCCATTACTTTTTAGTTTTTATATCCTCCCCCAGCGGCTTTATATCTTTTAGCTAACATTTGTGCTTTACGTGCAGACCATTGTCCAGGTTTTCCACCTTTAGAGCCAGCTTTTATTTCATTAAACAATCTTTTACGTAAAGAAGGTTTAGTATAATTACCTGCAGAATTTACAGTGCTTTTTTTCTTAGTTGTTGTTTTTTTCTTAGGCATTATCTCATAATATTTTGATTATCATCTGCACCATCTGGCGGTATTTTACCGCTAGTTAGTATTTCATTTATTACCATCTGTTCTATTTCAGAAAACAAATGTTCAGGTATTATTGATTCTCTATCTTGTTCTTGAACACAATCTCTAGAATCTGTTGAACAATTAAATGAAGAAACATCTTCATCAAATATAGCTTGAACTCTAACACCTTCCCAAGTAACATTAGGTAAATAAATATAACCATCAAGATACCAATAGTACTTTGTCTTATTATATTTAAAGCTAGTACTTTTAGTCATATTAGAATATACTGTAGGATAAGTCTGTTGGGCAGCTTGACTATAATCTAAAGAGGTAACAGCTCTGATAATTGGACCATCATCACTTTGGAGTAACTCTGGTAATTTATCTTTACTTCTCATAAAAGTACATCCAGTCTTTATACCTATACAGCAAGCTTCTATTTTATCTACCTCAATTAAATCTAGACAAGGAATCTCTTTAAACAAGTTTCTATACTTATATATTTCACCTGTTAAAGATTCTCTTTTAATAAACGTTTTGCCATACTTCATTACTAAACTATAGATAAATCTATCTGTTAGAAATGGATCTTCTTTAACAGCTTTTAAAACGTTTCTTACTCTTGATATGGACTCTCCTATTAACGTCATATATTATAGTTTAAACTCATCATAATCTTTAG